GATAAGGAAGACCAATAAATTCAAACGGTGTCATCTATTTTGAATTTGTCCTGTCGTAGGAAGAAAACCAACAAGACTACTTGTTAAAACCCTATTAGGTGCATTACTACCAACAGCATCAATACCAGAACTCAATAACACTTCAATTGTTGTTGGATCGTACCCTAAAGAAGAAGCAAGCCAAACATCTTGTGTTAAATAAGGACTTCCATACGTTGTTAAAGGTGCAAGTGTGTCAGGATCAACCCTACAAACAAACACTTCAATACTCCATTTATTAACAACAGCTTCTCTTGCTCGATTCATTGCAAGTGGATTATTAGCAAGGACAAGAGCTGCTTCTAAATTGTCACCTGATCTATTTTTTGCAGCACCTTGATAAAGAAATGGTAAATAATAATAATCTTGACCATCTAATTGAATAATATTGCTTGCATTTTGAACATATTCACCTGATCCATTATCTAAAGCGTTCATGTTATCTCTTTTTCCATTTTGATACCGATCTTGAACCGTTCCAGATGAATCTTTTACACGAATAAAACTAACAATTGTTGTAATAGACATTTCTTATAAACCTACTCTGGAACGCTGACTACGAGAGTTTTTAAGTTGACTGAAGACCTTTGATTGACCTTCCTCTGCACCTCGTCTTGCAGCACTATTAATGATTTCAGGAATAGCAGATTTAGGAACATAAGCTTCAGAGTTAAACGATAATACTGGACCTGTGTAATTAACAACAGTAGGAGAACTACTAACACCACTACCAGAAGCAACCGTTCCACCACCAGGGATGACTGCTTGACCTCTAGCACCTGCTGAGTAACGATCCATTGCCCCTGACATCTTAGAAGCAGGAATAATGTATTCATCCTCTCCAGCTTCTCCTATGAGGCCAATAGTAGGTCTGGTAACTAAACCTCCTGAAGAGAATCCTTTAATTCCATTCTTCCAATAAGCTCCTTCTGCTGCAACTGCAACTGGAGCTAGATCTGAAACAGAACCTGTTGTTACACCTCCTCCACCAAAAGGAATCTTATCTATTGCGCTCATTATTGCTTTCTGTATCAATATCTGAGCTATTTGTTTCAATATTCCAGCTAAGGATTCAGCTAAAGTTTTAGTTCCATCAATTAATCCCATAATTGCATTAGTTAATCCACCAGCAATCGTATCTTTAATTTGTTTTGCTAATTCGAGCTGTTTCTTATATGAGTCTATTAATTTGTCTTGATCACTTAAACCCTTTACTGCTATATCTACACTCTTTTGATCTAAGTCATTAATATCTAGACCAAAAGATTTTAATTTATTCTTTAATCCAACTCTAATTTCCTCTATACGACCAAGCTCTTTACCCCCCTCTATTGTTGCTTTTAATATATTTAATTCATCCATACGTTTTTCTTTTTCATTTCCAAGAAACATATCTGCCCTACTACCAACAGTAGTAATCCCTATAGTTGGATCTTTATCTACATTTGAATTATTTTTTGATGTTATATTCTTTATTCCACTAGCTAATTGAGCAAAATTAGCTTTTCCCGACATAGCTAACATTATTTGTGTAAACCCCTTCAACTTTTGAACGTCTATACCATTAATAAACTTAAGTACTCCCTCAAGGAAATCTAGTATTCCCGTTTCCGTAATTAGATCAGCAAACGCAGCTCCCAGTCGGGTCATTACCTTTGCAAATTCATTTGATACACCTTGCATTTTTTCGCCAAATATTTTTAACGTTTGTGTTGCCGCAGCACCTAATTGCTGATTCATCAATCTTGTAGCTTCCGTTAATGCAGCTTGCTTACCAGATAAAGCCTCTATAGCTCGTAGTCTTGCTCCCTCTGCTGTTCCCGCAATACCTAAAGCTTGTGAAAGTTTTCCTATGTCAGCAGTAAATGGATTTAATGCTTGTCCTAGTTTTGTTATCGCAGAGACAGCATTCTGTATAGATTGAAGAGCAGCAGTAGCAACAAGACCCCCTGCAAATCCACCCATTTGACCACCCATCTTAGTGCCCAAATAGCCACCAGCAAAACCAGCAGCACCACCTAACGGTCCTTGCCCAAATAACATGGGAAAAGCACCACTGATTAATGCACTCTGCAAAGCACCGCTTCCTTTTGAGGTTTTAGTTCCTCTAAAACCAGGAGCATTTTGAAAAGCACCTGGAGCACCTGCCCTCATTTCTGCACTAGGCAAAGCAAGCATCCTTCCTCCTGGTCCTCTTGTATTAAGTTCTTCAGGTGCACCTAAAGCTCCTAATCTTCCCGCTATACCACCAGCACTGTCAGCAAGTTTTCGTAAATTTATTATCTGCTGCAGAGTCCTGAGTTCTTCTTTATGAGCAGCCGCCTTTGCTGATCGTATGTTCTTACCTACTCTTGCTGATATTTTATTTTGATTAGCAATATTTTTATTAAGAGTTATCCTTCTTTTTTCAACATTTAAAGTTGCTTCTTGAACTCTATTTATATGTTTTGCGTGTGTTTGTTGCTCACTGTAATACCTCTTTATACCTCTAGCAGAAGCATTTAAAGTTTTGGAGTCAGGAAGAAGAAATCCTCCTCCTTTTCCTCCTCTTTTGTGCATTTTTTCAATAAGTGTATTTTGCCCTTTAGCTAAAGCTCTTAAACGTAGACCTTGGGTCATTAACGCTTTATTGCCGTTTTTAACTGCCTCTGTTGTATCTTTTGCTCCCTTTGTTATCCCATTAACCGCACTATCAATTTTACTTAGATCTTTTAATCCTCTTACCTTTAAATTTATTAGAGCATCATACGAAGCCACTGTTATTCCACCTAATGATGCCTTAGTTTAATCCTAAACGCCTCGTTTAGCTTTTTTAAACTCTCTTTCTTGGTCTTCGTTCAAAATTTGAAAATATGCACTCCAGCCTATAATTTCTTCTAACGTCATTTGTCTAACTTCTGCAAGAGACTTCCCTAACTCTTTAGCAATGCCAAATTGAAGCAGCAACAAGTTATCTTTCCGAATCTCTGCACTTAGGATTTTGGGTCAATATCGTCCTCTTCATCCTCACTAATAACAGCAAGCATTAATTTTTGTAGATCTGCATCTCTTACCTCATTCTTCAAAACATCAATTTCACCAGCTTTAAATAGTCTGTTACCATTCTCATCACAAGCTTTAGTCATTAATAATCTCAATGCAAATTCATTTGCATCATCACTTTTAGCTCCTTTTTGTGCTCTTTCTCTTTCTGCCATTGTTAAGGGTGTCACCCACATTTCAAATACCGTTCCATCCGATAATTCGACTTCTTTTTTGGTTGCTTCTAGGTTTGCAGCCTTTTTTAAGCGATCTATTGCTCTTAAGGTAGATCGAGCAGATCTGGCACTTGATGTCATAGTAAATATTTGTATGCTGCTACTTTAGCGTAATAAGCAATAAAAAACCCCGTACAAGACGGGGTTATTGGAACATTCCTTATTCCGTTAGTATATTAGGACTTACTAAAGTCGAATGTTGGAACTCCAGCAGGACGGAAATTAACAGTAACTGCTTGTGCATCATCAGGAGTTACACCTAAAGAAGCAGAAGTTAATGTTGCGTCAAAACTAATTGAACGACTTAATGTGTCACTCAATGTTCCACCACTGAATACACGGTCAATGTAAAGCTTGAATCCAGCACCAACTTGCTGACGTTGAAGAACGTCTTCAATCATTCTGTTTGATAACGCTGTGTCTTCGTTAGTCATGTAAGCAGTA